GGCAGTCGGGGCAGATGGATGACGTGGTGTCGGTGAGCGGTGCGCCGCAGATCGCGCAGATGGTCGGATCGTTGGCCGGTTCGGGTCGGTGGGCTGCTTCCAGGAGGCGGCGGATGAGTTCGATGGTCTGCGGGGCGGGGGTTGTGGTGTGGGTGCTCATTGCTTGTCCTTGAGTTTGATGTGTTCCCAGTCGCATGACGCTCCGCCGGAGCTGGAGAAGCATCGGACGGCCGCGCTGCCGTCGGGCAGTTCGTACCAGCGGACGTATCCGGGGTCGGGGTTGTTCACGGTGCCCTGGCCGCAGCCTTTGGGTGTTTCTCCGCATGCCGTGAGCGCGAGGATGGCGAGGATCGCCGTGAGGGTTGCGGGTATTCGTTTGCGGGGGTTCATGATTGGGCTCCTTGGATGCCGGCTCGCATGATGTCGAGGTAGTTGGCGTAGTCGTTGCGGTCTCGGCGGATGCAGTCTTGGACTCGGTGGGTGCCTGCGTGGTTTTGGTAGGGGTTGTGGTCGAGGGCTAGGTCGCTGATCCGGTAGGTGCTGAGGTCGAGTTTTCTGTGGTTGGTGAGCTGGCGGAGCCAGTCGGGGTGGAGATGGGGGCCGAGTTGGTTGGTGAGTACGTCGATGTCGTAGTCCACGTTGGTGCCGGCCGGGTGGAGCACGTACTGGGATGCCTCGGTGTCGAGGAATGCGCCGAGGTTGCGGGCGACGTTCGCGTATCCGAATTCTTCGGGTTCGGTTTCCATGACGGTGTCCAGTAGCCCGTTGTCGAGGTGCATGCGCAGCACCTTGGGGTCGAGGTCGTAGAGGCTCACATGGTCGGGACGGACGGGGAGGATGAACCGGTCGCCGTCTTCGGTGCCGTCGAGGTTGGTGACGATCATGCCGATTTCGAGGATTTTCGCGTCGGTGCGGCTGATGCCGGTGGTTTCCAGGTCGATCCACAGCAGCTTGTGCGGCTTGCGTGGTGGTGTCGGCGGGTCGAGTGGGATGGTCTGGCCGCCTACGGTCGTGGTCTTGGTGGTGTTCATTCTTGGGTTCCTTTCTTGGTTTCCTTGATGTCGGGGATGTAGTCGGGCTGGTCCGAGGGTGGTTCGGCCGGGGTGCGGGTGCCGTCCGCGTTGAGCTGCTGCCAGCCGCCGGTGCGGTAGTAGACGGGGATGGTGTCGGGGTCTTTGCCCATGTGGACGAGGTAGCCGAGCTGGTAGGCGCGCTTGGGGTGGGCGTGGACCCATCCGTGGCATCCTGTGGTGCCGCTGCCGCAGAGTTGGAGCAGGTTTTCGGGCTGGTGGAGGCGGTCGAACGGGTGGCTTCGCGGTTCCCTGTGGTGGATGCTGTCGCCGCTCCAGTGGCTGCCGGTTTCCCGGTCGCATATGGCGCATCGGTATCGGTCTCGCCGTTGTACGGTGCGGCGGGTTTCGTCGGTGGGTTTGGTGCTCATCTCTGGGCCTTTCGTTGGCATTCGTTGATGATTTCCTTGGCTTTTTGTTCCGGGTTGATGCCGGTTTTTACGCAGGCCCAGAAGTCGGTTCTCATCGCGTCGGTGAAGGTGCCGGCCGGTACGTGGTCTCGGATGTGGCTGGTGATCCACCGGTCGTCGATGACGGTGCCGTCGGGCAGTGCGTGCCGGTAGGGTTTCGGCTGGTCGGGCATGGTGTCCGTATATGCGCCTTGGCGTAGCCATCGGCTCATGTTGGGCGCGTATTTGGGTTCGTCGATGGTTTTGGCGTAGGCGATGGCGCTGGCGATGAGCTGTTTGGGGTCGGCCGGCGGCCGGCCTGCGACGCCTTGGATGGCGAGGTTCCACGCCTTCTTGGCTTCGGTTTTGCTGCCGGTGTGGCGTGGGTAGGCGTTCCATGCGGTCTCGAACTGGTCTTCGAGCATCCTGGCCTCGAGTTCGGCCATGGTGGTGCGCTCCGGCTTCGACTCGGACACCGGTGTCGGTGTCGGCGTCGGCGCGGAGGGGTTGGGGGAGGTTATATCGGTGTGGGAATAGGTATAGGTAAGGGTGCTTCGTTTTTGCTTGCCGGTTTGCTTCGCGTTTGCTTCACCTTTTGCTTCGGCAAGTGCTTCACCTTTTGCTTCGTCCGGTTGAAGCATTTGCTTCGCGTTTGCTTCACTGTTGCTTGAGGCGTTTGCTTCGTTTTTGCTTCGTCTCGAGCGGCCGGACGCCTTGCCTCCGGCACGGCCGGCGCGGGCGCGTTTTTCCTGTAGTTCCTTGGTGGCCGCGTACTTGCAGAGCATGGTACCGTCCGGGTTGGCGGCGACGATCTCGAACACGTCCGGCTCGGTTTCGCGCCACAGGCCGGCGTCCACGAGCTGGCGGGCGAGCTTCGGGCTGCCGCCGAGCTTCCTGACGCGCTGCATGGTGATGGCCCCGTCGTAGTCGCCGTGGCGCAGTTGGCGGCCGACGTAGCTGCCGGCCATCGTCCACAGGCCCATCGCGGACAATGGAAGCTCCTCGCATTGCGGGGCGTCGTAGATGCCGTCGTCGATCATGAACCAAGTCATGGTTGAACCTCTCTCAATGTGATGGGTTATTTGATCTCGCCGGTGTTCGGATCGACGGCCTCCCCGCTGTCGGTCTCGTCCGCATCGTCGTCGGGATCGGGATAGTCGGGCGCGCTTTCCTCGAACGTGGCGAGGCTGTCGTGGAGGTTGTCGTACAGGACCGCGCGGCGTGCGTCCTTCGGATAGGTGAGCAGCCGGTTGATGACCTCGGCGCAGTCGATGATGTGCTGCGCGAGCGCGTCCGTGTCGTACACGGCCTCGGTGTACGGGTCGATCTGGTGGAACTTGTCGAGGTAGGCGTCTTTGGTTTCGAGCTGCATCTTGTGGTTGACCGCGCGGCGGAAGTCCACGGCCGCCTGCTTGATCTTCGCGCACGAGCTGTTGAAGTCCAGCAGGCTCAGCGGGCTCATTTCGTCGGGTATGAGCGCGTCCTGGACAAGGTTCGAGTCTTTTTTCTTTGCCATGAGGGTGTCCTTTCTAGAATTCCGGGTCGCCGGTGTCGGCGGCGAACATGTCCGGCGTGTGGCCGCTGCCGCCGTTGGCCCACGGGTCGGACGCCGGCGGCGGTGTCGTCTGCTGCGGGGGCTGCGGGGGCTGCGGGGGCTGGCCGTTCGGGTTGCCGTAGGTGCCGCCGCCCTGATAGCCGTTGTGGCCGCCCTGTTTCGTGACCTGCGCGGTCGCGTACCGCAGGCTGGGGCCGATCTCGTCCACGGTCATTTCGACCACGGTGCGGTTGGTGCCGTCCTGCGCCTGATACGAGCGTTGGGAGAGGCGGCCCTGGGCGATCACGCGCATGCCCTTCGAGCATGATTGGCTGATGTGCCGGGCGAGGTCGTTCCACGCCGAGCAGCGCAGGAACAACGCCGTGCCGTCCTCGTACTGCTGCGTCTGGCGGTTGTAGGTGCGGGGCGTGCTGGCGATCGTGAACGACGCGACCGGATTGCCGTTGGACAGGGTGCGCAGCTCGGGGTCGGCGGTGAGGTTGCCGATGATCGTGATGACGGTTTCGCCGGCCACTAGTCCTCGTCCTCCATGTCCTCGATCCAGTCGCCGACGAACGTGGCGAGGGCGTGCGCGTCCTCGGCTGCGCGGCGCGCGAGGCCCCATGCCACGTCTTCGCGGCGGTTGTGGCAGTGCAGGGCGAGGTCGGAGAGCGCCGCATAGGCCATGTCGGCCACGTCGCGCATGTGCTCCAGCTCGGCCAGGGTCTCGTCGTCTTCCCCGTCTTCCCCGGCGATGTCGTCGGCGTAGCCGAGCAGCCGGCCGGCGATCTCCTTCGCCAGACGCTCCTCAAGCATGGTGTCGGTGGTGTCGGTCATTTCTTTGTTCCTTTCCTTTGGTAGTCGGGCTTGATCTTCCACATGCACCGCGCGGTGATCTGCCGCCGGCCGCGGTCAACGACCACGTCGCCGAAGCGGGGGAAGATCAGCGTGCGATCCCACTGCGGGTCGGCGTTGAGTTGGCGGATCGCGGCGATGAGCGAGTCCAGGAGCTCGCCGGCTCCCATGTGCCGCGCCTCGTCGCTCAGGGGCCACTCGAACAGGCTGCACCCCTCTTCCCTGTGGTCGTATTCGTCCGGTGGCGGCTGTGATGCCATGCGTGTTCCTTTCCTTGTGCGCGGAGTATGCGGGTTGCGGTCGCGCTGGACCCGGTCGGAACGGCCGCAGGAGTCGCGGCCTGCCGTGTCCATCGCTCCCCGCTCGCACGGGCTTCGGCGTTGTCCTGTCAGTGGCGTGCGAGGGGGCGACGTTGACGCGATCGCAGTGGACGGCGGCCGAATCGAACGGCTTCCCGGTCTTTGCCCGCGCCCGCCTGACGCGAATCTCGACCGGGGGCGAACCTGCCCGCCCTTGGCGCGCCGCCGGTGGGGAGAACCGGCGACGCGATCATTGAGAGAGGTGGTGTTAACGACTTGTTCCTTGTCGCCGCCCGCCGCATCGGAAGGAAGGTCGCAATGGCGGCGGGCAAGCCTTAAATGGTCAGCTCGAGCGCGCAGAGAATGACGAGCCTGAGCGACTGGTACACAAGCGCTCCCGGCTTGGCCTTCGTTTCGCGCAGCGTGCCGATGAGTATGAAGTATTCGAGCAGCGCGTATCCGAGGATCACCCACTGCTGCCAGACGAGTGCATCGAAGTTCATTCGCCGGCCTCCTCGAACAGTGCGACGAACACCACGGGGCATTCCACGAACGCCCAGAACGCGGCGAGGCCATTGCCGATCGGATGCATGCAGGCATCGTGAGTGAACAGCCATCCCACGCAGACGACGAACGATATGACGGTCAACAGGCCGATGGTGTACGGATAACGCTTGAACATGACCGCCACCCCTACTTGGTCTGGACGAGTGTGTCCGCGCCGTCGGGGACGACGACGAGCTGGTCCGCGTTGGACAGAGCGTCGATGTAATGCTGCTTGAGCACGTTGTCGGTCAGGCTCTCGTTGAGCACGGCGTTGGCGTCGGCCTCGCCCTGCGCCTTGATCTTCTTGGTCTCGGCCTCGGTCTTGGCGACCTGCTGCTCGTTGAGCGCCTTCTGCTTGTCGATCTCGGCGGCCTGCGCCTCCGTGTACTTCTTGGTGACGGCCTCGCCGTAGCGCACGTCCTGCACGCTGACCTGCTCGACGGTCAGGCCGATCTTCCTCCACTTCGCCGCCAGCACATCCTGCACCGCCTTCGTGTACTCGCCGCGATTGGTGAGCATCGTCAGGGTGTCGAACCTCCCTGACTGTTCGCGCGCCACGGAACGCAGATCGTTGCTGATGTAGTTCTGCGTGAACGTCTGCTGCTTGCCATACTCCGAGTACAGGTATTCGGCCGCGCTCGGATCAAGGCTGTAGTTGACTTGGATGTCGATGTCGGCCGAAGCGCCGCTCCTGTCGTTGACGGTGACCTGCTTGCCGACCGCGCTGCCGCCGTCGTACTTGTAATCGGTGTCCTTGTAGAAGTTGATGAGGTTGTTACGGGTGTCGTATTTGATGACGCTCTGCCACGGCGTCTTCCAATGGAAGCCCGCGTCTTCGGAATGACCGGCCAGACTGCCGCCCATGTTGCGGATGACCGCGACCTCGCCCACGTCCACGGAGTACAGACATGCGGGAATGAGCAGCAGCAATCCGACGAGGCCCGGAATGAGGCCGATGCCGGCCCCCTTGACGTTGTTGGACAGAGCGACGCCGGTGACGGCGGCGCTGAAGAGCAGCAGGACGATGGAGATGACGAACAAGATCATGAGGGTTCCTTTCGGAAGATAAGGCCCTTTCCCCGTGCCGCGTAGGCTTGAAGCTGCAACACAAACAATCCGCTGCATGCGGGGAAAGGAAGAATCAATGGACATATGGGACTGGTTGCAGAATCTCGTGAACGCTCTGGCGGTTCCGACGTTCGCGCTGCTGATATGGCAGATCGTGCGAGCCGAGACCATGAGACCGGTCGAAGCGGTTCACATCCAAGTGACGCGGCTGAAGGCAAACCGGAACGCCTGCATCGTGAAGGCCTCGACATATGGCGGTTACGTAATGCTCTCCGCTTGGATCGCGCCCATTGACGGATGCACTCGGCTGAAGAGCGAAGACCTGCGCGACAGCACCGATGCATTGGCCAACGGCGATACGATCGGCATTCAACTCGAACAGAACAGAGAGAAGGCCACCGTCATTGTCAAATGGGTGACTACCTCCGCCTTTACGCGGCGTCCAGCGGCGCATGCGAGACGAATCACTATCGATCTTCGCGATCATGACCACAAGCCTCTTGTTGATTCAGAGCGTTGGCGGTGGTGCTGGTACGCTCGCCCTGCCCATTTCCTAGCCACAAGATTTCCGAATAGGCTGTCGTCAATGCGTCTTGGGCGCTGGAGTCCCATAGACAGACCGTATTGGAGATCGTCACTACCGCGAACCGCTCTCCAGAGACGGGATCGCGATACACGACGGGATCGGCCGTGATGCTGAGTTCAGGCCGGGGCGGGGCGGCCGGCGGGATGTCGGTGGATGGGTGGCGTGCGCCTCGTTCGTTTCGCCATTGGTTGAATTGGTTGAGACCGAGGGTGAGAAAAAGCACGCCGCATGTGATCTCCCACAAATTCTTGTGGATGACGCCCATGGGTATGTCCATGAGTGCGCATATGAGGTAGATGATTGCGGAGACGATGCGCCACTTCATTTCGCCGCCTCCGGCACGTATCCGCAGTGGGCACGCCAGCAGCCGTCGGCCATGTCGTGCAGACACGACGCCAAACGCTCGCCATCCGCCAGAGGGAGTGCGATGTGTCCCGTTCCCTCGCATTCCATGAACCGGATTATCGTGGAGGTCTCGGTGACGCTCACGCCGATGCGCGGCATGTCGCTGGTTTTCTCGCCGATCCAGTTGCTCCGGGTGTTGATCGCGTTCGCCATGACCGCCGCCTCATGACGAGACAGTAGGACGATCGCGCCGCCGGCCCCCGTTCCCGTGAGGTCGCGCAGCCACAGGCGGATACGCACGCCGTCCTCGGACACTTTCGGCTCGCACAGCAGCGGCCGGGTCGTTTTCTCCGGGTTCGCGAAGCGGATCGAGTTCTCGACCTCCCAGTACCTGTCCTTCACCTTCATGCCGTCACCTCTTCCGGTTGGGGGGGGTGGGGTTGTCCACGGGCCACGGGTCAAGGGTGCGACCCATGAGGTAGTCAACACTGGTGTTGAAGAAGTCGGCGAGCGCCTTGTAATCCTTTGCAGAGAAGGATCGGAGGCCGTTCATTTTGTTGGAGAAAACTTGTTCGCTCATACCGATGGCGAGCGCCACGTCTTTCTGAAGGCAATGACGCATCTCGATCAGTCCTGAGATGCGGGACGCTGGGTTATCACCTTCAAGCGTCACTAATCGTTTTTGATTGGCGTTCATGGTTGCTAACCATATCACGCACTAATCGATTTCGAGCACTCTCGGCGTGTCTTGATTTTGATTCGACATGCTGAGATTCTTGCGCTACTAATCACTTTTGCGTATCATTAAGGGCATGACGGTAACTATGACAGCCCCAAAGGTTGCAGCTAGCCCGCAGGACATAGCGATTTTGAACCTGAATATGCTGATGCAGCTTGAAGGGCGCTACAGAAAAGACCTCGCCGAATACATCGGCAGACGCCCACAGAATCTCTCCCGCATGATGTCAGGAGAGAGCAACTGGGCACTGAATGACATGTGGAAGGCGGCTGAGTTCGTGGGCGTCTCCCTTGACGTCCTGACTGATCCGACTCTCACGCCGGCCAAGGCGCTCAGCATCATCGGCGAGCGCCGTAACGATAACGATGGGAATGGAGGTTTGCCTGTCGTCAATGTTGACGACTTACGCCTAGGTGGCGGGGCATGGAAGACCCCGGCTATGGTTCTGGCCGCCTGATTTTTCGGGCCGGTCGGGCTCATAACCCAGAGGTCACAGGTTCAAATCCTGTCCCCGCTACTGCGGGCGAGGCCGTCACGATTATTCGTGGCGGCCTTTCGTTTATCCGCCGTCGTGCCCTACGGGGCCGCATATCCGATCGGGGCGATGATGTCCTGTGAAAAAACAACATCCAAGCCCGCTCTGGGCAGAATCAATCAACCTATGGCTCGACTCCCTCAAGGCGGCGGGCTACTCCCCCAACACGATCAGCACCCGCCGATGCCAGATGTCCGCATTGTCGAGGGCGCTTGAGGGCGATCCTAGGGACGTGGAAGGCGACGACCTGCTCGCCCACTTCGCCGCGAAGGACTGGAAACCGGAGACACGCAAGGGCGCGAAGAACGCCTGCGTCAGCTATTTCCGATGGCTCAAAGCGTCCGGCCGCAGCGAGGCCGATCCGAGCGAGTTCCTGCCCACCGTCAAGCGTCCCGAGCCGCATCCCCGCCCATGCCCGGACGTGGTGATACTCGCCGCGCTGCGCAAGGCCACGGACGGCGAACGGCTCATGCTGCGCCTCGGTGCCGAATGCGGTTTGAGGCGCTTCGAGATCGCGAAGGTGCACAGCCGCGATGTGATGCGCGACCTCGTGGGCTGGAGCCTCGTGGTCGTGGGCAAGGGCGACAAGCAGCGCATCGTGCCCATCGGCGACGACCTCGCCCTGCTGATCCGATCCGCCAACGGCTATCTGTTCCCCGGCCGATGGAGCGGCCACGTCGAATCATCCTACGTCGGTCGACACCTGAGCGACCTCTTGGGCGACGGATGGACGGCGCACAGCCTGCGCCACAGGTACGCGACAACGACCTACGCCGCCACACGAGACCTGCTGCTCGTCTCCAAGCTCCTAGGCCACGCCTCGGTCGAGACCACGCAGCGGTACATCGCCATGCCCGACGACCGCCTGCGCGCCGCAGTGGAAGCCACGCGCCTCGCCGCATGATGTTGTATTGATGTCATATTGATGTATAATAGACGTATTAGGAGGTTTGATGGAGTTTGAATACGATCCGGCGAAGAGCGCGAAGAACCTCGCCAAGCATGGCATCGACTTCGAGGCGGCCCAGCGCATGTGGGACAACTCAAAGACGGTGACGCTGACCGCTCCCAATCCCGGCAACGACGACGTGCGCTACATCGTGCTCGGCATGATCGACGGCAAGCATTGGACGGCGATCACCACCAAGCGCGGCAAACGCATCCGCATCATATCCGTGCGCAGATCACGCAAGAACGAGGAGGCATACTATGACAGCCAAGACTAAGCCCGACGCCAAGGCGATCACCAGCGACCAGCTTGAGGAGATGTTCGACAACGGCGACGACATCCTCGACTACGTGGACATGAGCAATCCCGTGGTCGAACATCACCCCCCGCTGGAGAAGCGCATCACGCTCACGATGCCCGCATGGATGGTCGGCGAACTGGACGAGGAGGCCGCCGATCTGGCGATCAGCCGCAACGCCGTCGTCAACACATGGATCGCCGACCGCCTGCGCACCACGCGACGCCGCGAAACGATCCACGCCTAGCCCTTAAACGACGAAAAGCCCCCGAGCCATACCGTGAGTGCGGTAGGTTCGGGGGCTTTGTTATGTCAGGCCTTGGATGCGCGGGCCTTGAGGGTGCTTGCGCCGATGACGACGCCGATGGTCAGGGCGACGGCGTTGATGGTCGTCGCGGCCGGATCGGCCCATGTCCAGCCCCATACGGGGCCGAGGGTCTGCACGAGCACGCCGATGGCCGGCAGCACGATCAGCGCGAGCCATTTGAGCACGTCATAGGCTCGGTTCGGCAGCAGCCAATCGGGCACGGTCGGCTCCGTACCGGCGGTCTTCAGTTCGGTGTTTTCGTCGGTCATATTGTCCTCGATTCTGTGATTTGGAACCTAGGAACCTCGCCCGGTGTCGGGTGCAGGGTTCCTAGGTAGAGGTCGGGTTATCAGTAGCGCAGCACTTCGCCGGGGTAGATCACGTTGGGGTTGCCGCTGCGATAGCCGGTGAGCTGCGTGTAGCCGATGCCGAGCCGTGCCGCGATGCCGCTGAGGGTGTCGCCCGCGCGGACGGTCACGGTACGGGACGGTGGGGCGTTGCTGCCGGTGGCGACGCTGCCGCCGCCGTTGTAGGTGACGACCTGACCGGGGTAGATCAGGTTCAGGTTGCCGCTGGGCACGCTCCACCTGGACAGCGGCCACAGGCCGGTGCGCGAGGCGATGCCGCTCATGGTGTCGCCAGCGCGGACGGTGACGCGCGTGGCGGCGGTCGTCTGCTGCTGCACGACGGTGGTGGTGCCGTTGAGGCGTTGGTTGACGATCGCCATGACCTTGTCGTAGTTCGCGCCGAGCGCGTCGCGTCGCTGCTGGCCGTTGCCGTAGTCGCCACGGATGGTGGCGGTGGCGAGGGCCTGTAGGTCGATGGTCTGGGTCGGGGGCGTCGCGGTCTGCGGCGGCGTGGCCGGCTTGGCTGCGCCTGCGGGGTTGGCGTAGGCCTGCCACTGGCCGGCGTCGCCTCGGAAGTAGTTGAGGTCGAGCGGCCCGTTGTAGCCGTTGACCCAACCGTTCGAGGTGTACTGGCGCATGGCCTCGCCGTAGATCGAGTAGTTCCACGGTCGGCTCTGGTAGCCGGTCGGCGCGTTGCTGGCGTACTGGGCAACCCAGAGTCCGCAGTTGGCTCTCACGTCGGACGGGATTTGCCTGATGGCGCTGGCCTGCACGTACACCATCGGCCACACGCCGGTGAGCGTGTGCACGCGCTGCACGAACCGGCGCACCCAGTCGCTGTTGCCCCACTGGGCGTTCTGATAACTTTCCCAGTCGAGCACGAGCACGGCCCGGCCGACGTAGTCCCTCGCCTTGGCGACGAAGTAGTCGGCCTCGCTCGCGGCGTTGTTGCCGCCGGCGTAATGATACAGGCCGAGGCTCTTGCCCCGGTCGGTCACACACTTGGCCTGGGCGCGCCAGCTCCCGTTCTCGAAGCCGACGCCCTGACTGACCTTGACGACGGCGAAGTCGTAGCTGGCGGTGCAGGTCACGTTCGCGGCCTGCCAGCCGGACACGTCGATGCCGACCATGTCGGCCATGGCGATGGCCGGCGTGGCGGCGAGCAGCATTGCCACGAATGCCGCGATGAGGGCCTGTAGCGGCTTGCTTTTGTTCTTGAATCTGCCCAATTCGGTTCCTTCCTGTGTGTTGGGTGGGCATGAAAATAGCCCACGCCGGGATCGGCGAGGGCTAAGCCTGTGGTTTTCTCGGGGCGATCGGCGCGTCCTGTATGTCCTGATTGACTTGGGTGCCGTGCCCGTTGCCTCCGAGGCTGTGGTAGCTGTCGTAGACGAGCTGGGCGGTCTGTTTGGCGGCGTTGCCGGCGATGCCGCCGTTGGCGACCATTTCGCGCTGCATCTGTTCGAGCTTGCACAGCAGGAGCACGCGCACGCCGGTCTGCATGGCGTCGGATTTGCGCCGGTAGCCGCGCCACCAGCCGAACATGTACCCGCCCATGGAGGTGATGATGCCCGTGGTGGCCCATATGACGAGCTGCTGGGCTATGGGGTTCACTCTCCGCTCTCCTCGTCGAGGCCGGCGATGTATGCCTGTACGGCTTCGCGGCCCGCTTCGGGCACGTCGTCGAGGGTCTTGCGACCGGCGATGATGAGGCGGGCGTACACGCGGATCATGGCTTTGCTCATGCTTCACCTCCTGCCAGCAGCTGGTAGATTTCGGCCAACGCCTCGTCCTGATCGAGGCTCGACGCCTCCAGGTCGCCGAGACGCCGACTGTCCGATTTGGACGCCTGCAAACAGTCGAGCCAAATGCTGTCGGCCTGTTCGACGGCTTCCTGTTCGGTCAGGTCGCGCACGGTATAGGCCTCGTCGGCGGTGTATTCCGTCCACGTGGCATCGCCGTCCTCGTGCATGACGGTGGTGATGTTGCGGCGGATGCGGATGTCGGCGAGGCCGTCGCCGCGCGGGTAGTAGCTGACCTCTTCGAGGGGTTCTGGGCTGGATACCGTCTGGAGCATGGTGGTGCCTTCCTGTGTGTGGTGAGTTGCGTCGCGCTGAGGTATCGGGTCGCGCGGCGCATGGTCAAATCGATGCGGTGCCTGCGGCGGTATTGGATGCTGTCGCTGTTGCGCAGGTACCCGTAGTAGGAGCAGCAGCGGCGTGCGAGCCGTTCGGTCATGGGCCGGCGTCTGGCGCGGTTGAAGGTGCGTCGGGCGCGGAGGAACACGCCGCTGCGGATGTTGACGCGCCCGTGGGGTCGGAACGTGTAGCCCACCATGTCGATGGGTTCGAGGTCGAGGCGTTTGCAGTTCCATTCCTCGTGCACGTCGAGTCCGAGCCGGTCTTTGAGGTAACGAACGATGCGGCGGGCGGCGATCTTCAAATCTCGTTTGGAGGTGCCGATGAGCAGCAGGTCGTCCATGTACCACAGTTGGTGCGTGATGAGCCTGCGGGTGGTGATCTCGCCGGTGCGCCGGCTGGTGCGTTCGATGGTCATGGCCGGCGATTCGATCCAGTGGTAGGCGTGGCTCAGGTAGTAGTTGGCGAGCCATTGGCTCAGGTAGCTGCCGATGTTGAGCCCGTTGCCGCCTTGGTACCGGTCGATGAGGTGGAACACGAGGCGCAATAGGATCGGGTCGCCGACGTCGCGCGTGAGCATCGCCTTCAGGGTGGTGCGGTCGATGCTGGGATAGTATTTGCGCACGTCGAGCTTCACGAACCATTTGCTGGATCGTTCGCGTGTCCATCGTTTGATCGCGCGGCGGGCGTCGATGGTGCCGCGATTGGGGATGCTGGCGGTCTGCCATCGTCCCACCTTCGCGTCGAACAACGGTTGCAGGGCCATGACGGCCACATGGTCGTAGATTTGGTGCCTGACCGATTCGCGGCCGATGACGCGGTGTTTGCCGCTGATCGGTTCGATGCGGTTGAAGTATGCGATCCGGGTGTCGCGGTATCGGCCTTCGCGTATCTCGTCGCCGATCTGGCTGGCGAGGCGGTCTAGGTCGGGGTGGGTTTCGAGGAACCGGGTGACGTCTCGGCGCGATCGCTTGCCTTTGAGGTAGTGGTCGATCGCCCTGCGGACGAACATGGGCGTGGCGCAGCGGGTGTGCTTGCAATGGGTTTTCAGAGCGTTTCCTATCTGGACTATGCCGGCGTTCGACGGTGCTGGATGGGTTCGGGTCTACTGGCCGGGTGCTCGGTTTGATTTTCGGCTGGGCCGTGGCTTGCCCTCTCACTGGCTGGCGTGGAGGGTAGTTGTGGCGTAATGATCGTGTTGACAGGATTGACCGGATATGCGGCCCCCGATGTTCCACCTGCGGTTCGCGAGGTCGTTCCTGAGGTTCGCGGCGAAAGCGCCGTACTGCACCCCATCCCTGAGGTTGCCGAAGCGCTGCACCACGCACGGACGTCGGAGGCGTACCGCCACAAATCCCAAAAGGCTGCGAAACGTCATGAGGGGGCTTTCGCCCCCTCGCTGCGCTTCACCCCCATCGCACTGCGGCTACGCCTTCGTGCGACCGAGCGCAGAAAGGCGGCCCCCGATGCTCCACCAGCGGCTCGCGAGGTCGTTCCCGAGGACCGCGGCGAAAGCGCCGTACTGCACCCCATCCCAGAGGTTGCCGAAGCGCAGCACCTGTCGGAGGCCTTGGGATGTGAGCGGGTTGGCCCCGATGGCGTCGCACATGCCGGTGGTGCTCGTCGCGCCCAGTCCCGTGGGGATGATGACGCCGTTGGACAGGGTGAAGTCCTCGGCGTATCGCCATGAGTTGTCGATGGCTTTGGTGCGGGCCGGGAATTCGCCGATCTTGGTGTAGTTCGCCGTCGAGGTCTTGCTTGCCTTGGTGATGTCGAACACGCGGTAGAGTTCGACGCGGCCGGCGTCGTCGGAGTCCTTGACCGAGTTGGCGATGAGGTCGGCGTCGGTCTCGTAGATGCCGTTGAACAGTTCGATGCCTTGCAGTCGGACAGGCTGGCGGGTGGCGTTGGCGGTTGTGGGGCGGCCGTCGATGCCGAGCAGCTTGTCGGTGGCCCCGGTCTTCCACGGCATGCTGCTGACGAAGCATGCGGTGGTCGTGGTGATGGCGTCGCCGTCGAGGTTGAGCGCGGTGTTGTTGGCGTCGATGGCGGTCTTGCTCAGGATGGTGCGGGCGCGGGCGGAGCTGTAGTTGCCGGCATTGCCACGTTCGCGGTCGGTGCCGACATTGACGGTGCTGCCTACCTCGAAGCTGCCGGCGGCGCTGGCGGCGATGATGACTCGTTTGGCGTTGGTTTCGGCCGTCGTGACGGCGGTCTGGCTGTTGTAGCCCCAGCATCCGCCGAGCACGTCCGAGTTTTTGGTGGCGTATTTGATCATGAGCATGAGCTGGATATAGAAGTTGTCGCCGGCGCAGCGGCCGGCGTAGCCCTTGCCCTTCTTGGCCGCGTAGTCGATGGCTCGGTTCTGGGAGCCGAATTCTCGGTCGATCTCCTTGCCGCTGACGGACAGTGGGCGTTGCTGGGAGTCGAGGGAGGCGGCGTATTTCGCGAATAATAGGCATGGCCGTTTGCTGCCGTCGGGCAGCAGCACGCCGGGCATGGGCGTGTAGCCGTCGTATTGGGTGTCGCTGTAGAGGAATTCGTTGTGGGTGCTCGTGCTTTCGAGCTTGTAGTATCCGGGGCATGTCATGACGTACACGTCGCCGTTGGTGCCGTCGCGTTTGAAGCGGTTGTCGAGGCCGTCGATGGCGGTGACGTGGGGCACGCCGTCGTCGTCCACGGTGGCGTTGACGTCCCACACCCTGAAGGCGGGCAGCGCGGCGTAGTCGTCGCGGCCGGCCTTGTCGTTGGTGCTGATCTCGATGGTCAGGTTGGCGTTGTCGCGGGTCTTCACGCCGACCGGGGTGTTGCTGTACGTGTATTTGGGGAATTTCACGCCGTACACCCTGCCGTCCGTGTGGGCGGCCATGTAGGCGACGACGTTCCCGTATTCGCCCTTGGCGTTGTCGTATTCGAACTTCGCGCCGTCTGTGGCGTTGGCGTGGACTTTGGCGATGAGCTTGGCGGTATCCTCCAAGGTCATGACCTTCTGCGTGTTCGCCATGATGTTCCTTCCTACTGGTTGATGATGGAGAGCGCCCAATCGATGTCGTCTTGGGTGAGGGGCTGGATCGCGTCGCCGCCCAGGGCGGGTTCGATCACGGTCTCGTACTGTTCGTCGATTTCGGCCTGTGTGGCGAAGACCACACCCGCGCTGGCGCTGGCGGCGATCTTTTCCTTGCAGTCGTCGGAGAGCTGCGCGTATTCGATGGTCGAGGTGCGGGCTGCTTCGGCGGCGTCGCGTGCGTCGCCGGCGGCGCTGGTTGCCTTGGATGCGGCGTCGTTGGCCTTGCCTGCCGCCGTGGCCGCTGCGGTCGCGGCCGTGTCTGCCGCCGTGGCCTTGTCGTTGGCGTTGGATGCGGCCGTGGTGGCCGAGCTAGCCGCGCCGTTCGCCTTGGATGCCGCAGTGCTCGCGGCCGTGGCCGCCGCGCTGGCGTTCGTGGTGGCGGTGTTGGCCTTGCCTGTGGCGGTGTTCGCGGCCGCGGCCGCCGTGTTCGCCGCCGTCGCGGCCGTGTTGGCCTTGCCTGCTGCGGTGTTGGCGCTGCTGGTTGCCTTGTCGGCGTCGAGGATGAGCTGTTCGATCCGGCCGAGCTTGTCGTCCGCGTCGGGTGACGTGGCGTCGAACACGGCGCGTTCCACGAGCCCGTAGAAGTTGCGCGAGCACACCTTGTGGCCGCCGCTGCTGATCTCGATGCCCAACAGGATGCGTCCGGGCTTGGCGAGCGCCTTGCGGGGCACCGCTGCGCGGAACGTGGCCGTGGCCGCGCCGCTGACCGGGCTCATGGTCACGCGGTCGCCGAGGCTGCTGCCGGGACTGGTGTTGTAGGCGAGCGCGCAGGTGATTTCGGCGGTTGTGGTGATGGGTGTGCCGTTGTCGGTGAGTTCGACGGTGATGGTGCGGCCGTTGACGTCGCCGGCGTTGAGTCGCACGTCCGGCACGTAGTCGTTGGCGAAGTCGAGTTTGAGTGGGTCGCCGCTTGCGGTGCGGAATGCGTCAAGCGTTGCCATTGCCGTCGTCCTTGTCTTCGAGTTTTTCGCGCAGTTCGGCTATCTGCGCGTCTTTGACGTCGCACATGGCTGCGAGCGTGGCGATCTGCCGGTTCGCGTCGGCGAGCTGTTCGGAGAGCTTCTGCGACACGATCCGGTCGAAGCTGACGTACTGCTTGTCATCGGGCATTTTTCTTACCTTTCATCTGATTATTGGTTGCGGCATGAGGCTTGCATAGAAGCTTTCCTCGGCGTTGTCGATGGCATTGGCGACCGTCTTGTCTGAGAGCAGGTCGGAAAGAGCCTGTGTATCAACGCAGGATGTGTCTATGCCGGTTCCGGCGTCTGAGTCTTCGAGGGCGTATGTCGATGCCGATTGCGCCTGTTGCGGGATGGTTGGTAGGTGCATGCCTTTTCTGGTGTCGTTGCGGGCGACAGTCAGCGGATCGTTCTGGACGGTTCCGTCATCGGCGAGCATTGACATGTCAGCCGCGCTGTCGTTCAGCGCCGCTTCGAGCGCTTCATAGGCCTCCGTCCAGACACCTCTGCCGGTTGACGGATCGTATCGCGTCGTATCCTCGACGCCTTGCATTATCGCGGCGACTGTTTCGGTCGTGGATCCGAGTCCGAGCAGTGCAGTCCAGGATGCAATGGTTTCTGGGGAGAACACGAATTGCTGGTATCCGTTGACGGGTTCGTCACAGTTGACGATGATGTTCCCGTCGTTCATTGTCATGGTTTGTTTCATGTTCGACCGTCCTTATTTAACGAGCCATCCGAGCGTCTCGCACCACATCGTGACCGAACAAGGGTTCCGGTCGGCGTTGTACATCTGGATGTCCCATCCCGATTGGCCTCCGGTGTTTTTGACATGCATGACGATGCCGCCCCATTCGCCATCAGCGTTTGCGAGAGCGTAGTATCTTCCGTATTTGGCTGGGGATCCCGTGGAGAAGTGCACGGAGACGCTTGCGCCGACCGATATTGATCCGCCGTTCGGTTTCCATGCCTGCCATGCCGCGGATCCCACGAACGTGTGACGGTTCGTGTATCCCCCGAGAAAACCGCCCATGTAGAGGTATCCGGTGTTGATGTCAGCCTGTACGCCGACGACGCCGTTCGGATCCCACGAGGCAATCTCCGCGTATGTGTCCAAAGCGTCGGTCGCAGGAGAGGCGAAGGACACCAGTCTCGCGCCGGAGCTTTTTGCGTCACTGGACGCTACGCTGTAGTCGCGCAAGGCGAGCGCTTGGAATATCGCCTCTTTCTTGGCTTTGTTGTTTTTCGTGCTTCCGACTCGCACGAAGGCGCTCGGGTCGGCGTCCGCCCGTCGTCCGCCGTTGAACGTCAGCGTCGAGATCTCGCCCAGTTCGGAATTCGTGGACTCTGCCGCGATATATGGATGCTGTGCCGCAGCGGTTGCGTGGATGAACGAGATGCCAGCGCCGGTGATGTCGGCGGTTCCGCCGACCGGTGTCTGCTTGAAGCTGGGGCTCATCCATAGTCGTGAGCCGGACGTGCCAGTCTGGAAGGTGCCGGTGAGCGTGTTGTGGCTGCCGTTGCCGTCGAGATGAACCGTTTCGACTCCGTTCGCGTCGCTCATGCTGAAGATTCCGGAGTCGAGGTTCCAGTAGCTTCTCGCGCCGCTGATGATGCCGGATCGCAGGTACGTGGCGTTGACGTACAGCAGGTTGTTGCTCATGTAGATGCCTTGGAGTTTGCCTCCGTCGGTGAGCTTGTTGAAGATGTACTGCTGTGTGAGCGACTTTTCGAACGTGTTCACATGGCTCGTGGCCGTGTTGTCGGCATACGATTTGGCGGCTTCGAGCGTGCTGGTGTCGCCGTCGGCTGCCGCCTTCTTGGCGGCTTCGAGGGCCGCGTTCGCCTTGTTCGTCGCGTCCGTCGAGGCGGCTTTCTTGGCGTTGGCTTCCGCGTCGTTCGCCTTGCTCGTGGCGTCGGCCTTCGCGGACGCGAGCGTGTTCGAGCCGATGCCGTCGGCGTATTTCTTGGCCGCGGATACGGCTTCGGAGGTGAGCTGCTGCGCCGCCGTGGTGGTGGCGAGTTCGCTCGCCTTGTTGCCGCCGACGGTGCTGCGGGCGGACAGGCTGAATTCGCCGGTGTCCATATCCCAAAAATTGAGGCCTGCTGCGTCGGAGAGTCGGCCGGTGAAGATGGTGTCGGCGAAGATGCCTTTGCCGTTGGCGAGCGATCGGAAGTCCCAGTCTCCGTTTGCTTTCTTGTGGTCGGCGATGCGCCAGTAGCCGCCGCCGATGTGGATGCATTGGGTGGGATTCTGGTCTTCTGGTTTGTCGTACACGTAGATGCCTTGGCCGGGTTTGAGGTACGCGTATCCGCCGGTGGCGTTCATGATCTGGTTGATGCGGTCGATGAGGTCCTTCATGTACGGGCCGGTGCCGCCGGCGGCGCTGTTCCATGCGCCGGAGTTGGAGACGAGTTTGTCGAGGGCCTGCTGTTGGGCGGCGAGGCGCTGCGTGTAGGATTGCCGGATGTTGCCGAGGGTGATCTTGGTGTCGGCGAGGCTGCCGGCTAGGTCTTCCTCGATCTGGAGGATGCGGCCTTCGAGGCGCAATGGTGTGGCGAAGCTGGTGTCGATGATCTGCACGCTGTCGCCGACGTCCGTGCCTTCCGCGCTGAGGCCGGCTTGTCCGAGGGCGGTCACGTCGGCGGTGTAGGAGACGACGGGCGTGGCGCGGGTCTTGAGCGCGTTCTTGGTGAGGGTGAGGAGTTCCTTGGGGTCTTCGCAGTCGGGGAAGTCCACGCTTGCCTCGCTGTGGTGTCTGGTGCCGTCGGGGCCGGGTATGCCCCAGTTGGCGAGCGCTTGGTCGTCTTGGACGTAGGGTTTGCCGTGGTTGACGTCGGCGAAGCTGATTTTGTGGCTGTATCCGCCGGTGGCCTCGCCTTGGTCGTTGGTTTGTTCGATACCTTTGCCCCACCCGTAGAGGCGGGTGATGACGTCGCCGCTGTCGATGTCGCGTTTGATTTGGGTGAGGTCCTTGCCGTATTCGAAGCGTTTCGTGGTGTTGGCGGTGCCCCGGTGTTCGACGAGGTGGATGATGCGCCGGCCGATCCGGTTGCCGGTCGGGTCGGGCTGGTATTCGGTCTGGACTTCGAGCCCGTAGGTGTCGGCGGTCTTCTGGACGGCTTCGAGGACGGTGCAGTGGTAGAAGGCGAGGTTGGCCGTGCCGGTGATGGTGCCGGTCTCGACGGTGCCGACCGCCCACCGGGTGCCTTCCAATGCCTTGGCGAGGCAGGCTTTGGCGTTGGCGGCGCGGTTGCGTTTGTCCTCGATATAGGTGCGCGAGAGTTCCGCGATGCTGCCGGTGCAGTAGGCGACGGTGACGGGCATGCCTGCGGCGCGGGCGGTCTGGGTGGACTGGCACAGGTATTCCGCCCAGCGGCCCATCGAGTCCTTGAACGCGATGCGTTCGTCCTTGTTGATCTCGCCGATGGTGGTGATGTCGAGGGTGTCGGTCGCGTCGGTGGCTCTCGTGCGGATGGCCTTGATGACGTAGGGCAGGTCGCCGAGCGGGTTGCCCCAGCGGTCGAAGATCATGTATCGCATGAGTGTGCTCCTAGATGAGTGTGAGTGGCCTGTACGCGAGACTGGCGGCGGTGGCTCCGGTGAGGGTGAGCGTGTTCAGGCCGGGCAATAGGGGGAAGTAGTCGGATTCGAGTGTGGGTGTCATGAGGTTGCCGTTGACGCGCAGCTCCCGGTGGTCGGGGTCGGTGTCGATGGAGATGCGTCCGGCGATGGCGGTGGTGGACGTGACGGCGAGTTTGTGGCCGTGCGCGTCCTTGATGCTGACGGTCTTGGCGTCGGCGGCGGGGGTGAGCGTCCATGTGGGCCAGCATGGCCGGTTGCCTTTGACGTGGATCGTATTCGCGCCCGTTTTGAGCGCGATGGATCGGCTGCGGCCGATCAGATAGGGGTGGGCGTCGATGCTCATGGTGACGGTGGTGGCGATCTGTCGGGGGCCGGCCCATTTGTCCTCCCATGCGCCGAGGCTCATGCGGCCTCGGTATTCGCCGGGCAGTCTGCGCCATGAGAGCGTGACGATGGTGCCGGCTAGGGCGGCGAGCCGGGTTTTGGCGGCGAGGATGTCGTCTTCGCCGCCGATGGCGTACAGGCTGAGCGTGATGGCGCGGTTGCCCATGTACGCTGCCCCGGTCGGGTCGGTGAGGGTCAGGTCGAGCCGGCCGTCCCGGCCGGGCATGTCCTGCATGCTTACCGTGGGTTCGGCGTTGTCGATGGTCACGCCGTCGGAGGTCAGGGACAGCATCATGCGCTCCAGCGGGACGCCGTTGAGCGTGGGGTCTTCGACATGCGGCAGGCGCATGCGCCGCTGGTAGAGCATGATGCTTTCCTCTCTGTTAACGGCCTCTCATGGCGAGGCTGTTGAGTTCGTAGCTCATTGGTTTGGCGAGCTTGCCGGCCATGACCTCGCCGCCACGGTCGTTGAGGTTGAGCGTGATGCCGGCGGCGAGGGCCGCGTCGATCGCGTCGATGATGTCCTGTTTGGTGGCGTATCCGCCGGCCTGTTCGTCCATCGTGTACGCGATCCGGCCGCCGTTGACGGTGCCGTGGTATGCGAGCGGGGTTTCGAGTCGGCTGGTGTCGGTCTTCAGGCTGACGGTCGGGACCATGTCGGTCAGTCCGTCGATGCTGTCGGCGACGAGGCCGCTGGCCTTGTCGATGCCTTGGGCCATGCCGGCGGGTATCCATTTGCCGACCTCGTCGCGGAAGATTCTCGATGGCGAGTGGATGCCGAGCACGCCCTTGGCCCAGCCGACGAGGCTGCTGCCGAGGTTGCTGATCGTGTTCCTGACCCACTGGAACGCGCCGCCGATGCCGTTGATGAGGCCGCTGATGACCTGACGGCCCGTGTCGTACAGCCATCCGCCGGCCCCGCTGACCGCGCCGAGCACGGTGTCGCGGATGCGGCCGACGGTGTTCGACACGGATTGGATGCCGTTGGACACGGCCGACGTGATCCCGTGCCAGATGTTTCCCAGGAACGAGCTGACGCTGTTCCATACGCTCGTCCATACGCCGCTGATCGCGTTCAGGACGGTCGAGATGGTGTTGCGCACATTCTGGATGCATGTGGACACCACGCCGCTGATCGCGTTCCAGATGGTGGACGCGACGGACCTGACCGCGTTCCAGATGCTCGTCCACACGCTATTGATCGCGTTGAGGACGTTGCCGATCGTGTTCCTGATGCCGTTGATGATCGGCGTGAAGAACGCGACGATGTTGTTCCAGATGTTCGTGAAGAACGTGCTGATAGCGGTCCATACGGTGTTCCAGACGGCCTTGATTCCGTCGAGGATGTTCGACAGGAACGCTTTGATGCCGTCCCATGTGGTCGTGAAGAACGATTTGATCGCGTCCCATGCGCCCTGCCAGTCTCCCTTGAGCAGGTCGAGGAACACGACGATGACGGTGCGGATCGCGTTCACCACGGTCGAGATGTAGCCGCTTATCAGCGTGAAGATCGTGTTGACGACGTTGTAGATCGCCGTCCATACGGTGCTCCATACGGTGTTCGTGCTGTTCATCTGCTGGGTGATGAACGAGAGTATCCAGCCGAACACGGTGTCGATGCCGTTCTGGATCGCCTGCAAGGGTGCGACGATGAGCGCGCCGATGACGGTGAACACGTTGACGATGAAGTCCCGGACGCTGGTGAAGATCGTCGTGGCGGTCGTGCTGATGCCGGTCCACACGCCGGACAGGAACGTGGTGATCGACGTCCACGCGCCGGTGACGCCGCCGCTGATCGTCTGCCATAGGCCTGCAAAGAAGCCGGCGATGCCGTCCCATGCGGATTGCACGCCGCCTGTGATCGTCGCCCATAGGTCGGCGAGGAATTCGCCGAGCCCGTTCCATATCGCCTTAGCGTCCTCCACGAGCGCGGCCCATGTCTCGGACAGCCATGAGGTGAACGCGGCCCACGCCTTGCGGCCGACCTCGGTCTGGGTGAAGAACCAGACGAGCGCGGCCACGACGGCCGCGATGGCGACGGCGATCGCGCCAATGGGGTTTGCCGCTATGACGGCGTTGAACGCGCCCTGCACGGCGGTCGCCATTTTGGTGGCGGCGCTCCACGCGGTCTGAGCCGTCTTGACGAGGCTGAGGCTGGAGCCCATCTGTTTGAGCATTTGAATCGGGCCGCCCAAGTCCATCATGAGCATGATGCCGTTGCTGATGCCCTTGGCGGCGGTCGTCACCGTGTTCATGGTTCCGGTGAGCGCCTGTAGACCGCTGTTGAGCGCCTGATAGCCCTTGACTGCGGCGAACGCGGTGCCGATGCCGATGATGATGGGCGCGAGTTCCTTGCCGTGCTGGATGAACCAGTTGAGCGTGTCGGCGACGAGTTTGATGCCGTCGGCGAGACCGTTGGGAGGGATCATGTGCGCCCAGTCGATGACCATGTTGACGACGCCCATGATCGCGTCCCTGATGGTGTCCCACGCGGATTTGAACGCTGTGATCGCGCCGTTTTCCTCCAGTTTGGAGTAGAGGCGCTGGAACCAGCCGATGAGCCCTTCGATGCCTGCCTGGACGACGGGCACGGCGTTGGTGACGCCGTCGGCGATCCAGCTCATGCCGCCGGTGATGGCGGGTTTGACGCTGTCGAGCACGCTCGCGCCGAGCTTGACGAACGCGGCTTCGAGGTTGCCGGTGGCTCCTTCGATGGTGCTGGCGGATGTGGCGGCTTCCACGGCGGCGTCGGTGAAGCCGAGCGACATGATTGCGTCGTTGAATTCCTGCGCGGTGATCTGCCCGTCGGCCATCGCGTCGCGGAAGTTGCCGGTGTAGGCTCCGGCCTCCCTGAGCGCCTGCTGGATTTTGCCGCTCGCGCCTGGGATCGCGTCCGAGAGCTGGTTCCAGTTCTCGGTCGTGAGTTTTCCCTGGCCGGCGGTCTGGGTCAGCACCATCGCCACGGACTTGAAGGTGTCGGCGGAGCCGCCGGCGACGGCGTTGAGGTTGCCTGCGGCTTCGGCGAGCTTGTCGTAGTTGGGCACGCCGTTGGCGGCCAATTGGGCGGTGGTGTTGCGGATGTCGTTGAGGTCGTAGACGGTCTTGTCGGCGTAGTCCTGCGTGCTGGCGGTGAGTCGTTTGATCTGCTGTTCGCTGACGCCGGCGAAGTTCAGTGTGCTGGCGAACTTCTGGGCGCTGTCGGAGGCGCTGGTGATCTCGCCGGACAGGCCCATGAACGCTTCGATGGCCTTGCCCGCGACGCTTTGCGCGATGCCGGTGATGACGCCGAGTTTCGCGCCGAAGCCGCCGGCGAAGCCGTTGCCGGCTTTGATGCCGGCGGTGTTGCCGGCGGTTTCCGATGCGCTGCCGAACGCCGATTCGATGGCCTTGCCGACGCCCTTCATACTGGGCACGACCTGCACGAACGCGGTGGCGATCTCGATTGCCATGCTATGCCTCCCTGATGGTGGTGCGCGGTGCGGCCAGGTATGCGGCTAGTTGTTCGTCGTCCATCGCCATGACCTCGCCGCCCGTGGCTTCATGCCGGACGGTGCCGGGGCGTTGGAGTTGTCCGCGCCAGCGCGCGCCCTTGCGTGAGGCTTCCTTGGTTTTCGTCCAGGCGAGGAACGCGAGGCTGTCGCGGATGTCGGCGAGGAGGTAGGTTTGGTCGTCCCATGCGAGGCGCGGGTTGAGTTTTTGCCAGATGATGGCCCGACGGGGAAGGTTGGCGGCCAGTGCGGCCGCCCGGTTGGCGGGCAGTTCGCCCGTCCATATGAGGTCGGGGTTAAGCCCATAGAAACGCTGGAAGTCCGCTTCGAGCGCGTCGGGTGCCGTGGCGAGCATTCCTATGAGCGTCAGGAGTTTGGGGCGACCTGTTCGAGGAGCTGGGCGATGAATTCGCTGACCTTGTCGATGCTCACGCGCCCGGTGTCGGGGTCGCGCAATGCGTCCTTCATGGCCGTGTACTGGTCGCCGCACAGCTTCTTGAGGAAGGGGACGATGGCGAACGCGCCGGTGCCATCGCCTTCCTGCGCGGCTTGGAGGTCGTAGAGGTATTCGACCATGTCGAGGTCGTCGAAGATCGCGGGGCTGACGGCGAGGGTGACGCCCATGGCCTCGACGGTCTTGGGCTGGTTTTTCGGGGTTTTGCGGTCCTGCGGCTGCTTGGCTGCCATATGCGTGTCCTTTCAGAGGGGGTGCGCCCGCCGGACGGCGGGCGCGGGGTGGGATCACTTGCTGAGCGAGGCGGTGGCGACTTTGGCGATGTATTCGACGCTGGTGGCTCCGTTGATGAGGTCGCTCGGGTTGGCGCTCATGGTCACGCCGTAGCCGATGGCGTCGCCGGCGCTGTAGGTGGTGTCGTCGAATTCGGTGATGGTGCCGTCGGCGACGACGATGCGCTTGACTCGGTTGCCGGTCATGGCGATCTCGAACACGAGCACGAGGCTTTCGCCGGACGGGATGGCGTGGTAGACGGTGAGCTTGTCCGCTGTGCCGGTGACGTTCGCGGTGCCGAAACGCAGTTTGAGGCTGGCTTCGTTGGTTTCGATCATGTTGAACTGCCATGTCTCGCCGTAGCCGCTGATCTCGGACAGCACCTTGATGCCGCCCATCTCGTTGATGTCGGTGGTGTCGGTGTCGGTGGCGTTGGTGACGCCGTCCTCCGACAGGTAGCCGACGCAGGTGTATGTTGCCGGCAGGGCTGTGGTGGCGTCGGTCGGCAGGGCGGTGCCGGCGGGCGCGTAGTAGAGGCAGCCGGTCTTCTTGGGCTTGCCGAGGCTGACGTTTTTCTTGTTGTTGTGGTTGGTTTCGGCCATGATGGTGCCTTTCGGATGGTGCGGCGTCGTCTTATTGGGTGGCGGCGTCGAGGCTTATGGTGATCTGGTATCGGGGCTGGGGCGGCGGGCCGGGGTCAGGCAAGTCGATGACGCTTTCCACGGTGACGGCGGCGATGGGGTCGAGCAGGTCGAGGTCGAGCAGTCGGGGCAGCACTTGGCCCGTGGCGAGCTGGGCGGCTTGCCATCGGGTTTCGGCCCAGACCTGCACGGCGATGGTGGGGCGGCTGCTGTATTCGAGTTCCCGGCCTCCTACCCGTTCGATGGTGACGAACCGTTGGGGCCGGTCTGCGGGCACTTCGAGGTAGGCGGTCAGGCCGTCGCCGTCGGGGTCGGCGTCGATCCAGTCCTTGACTGTTTTTTCGAGGTTGAGTCTCATTGCTGTTTCACCGACTTGAGCAGCGTGTTGTGTTTCGCGTTGTCCTCCATCGCCTTCACGTTGCCTTCGGAGCCGTGCCCGGTCGTGGCGAGCGCGACGCTGCCTTTGGGGGTGCTGACATGGGTTGCGGCCTCGTAGGTCGCGCCTTCGACCTGTGCCATGCTGTTGGCGCGGGCGGCGATGAGCGTGGCCTGTTGGTCGATGGTCTGCTGGATGGGTGCGGATTGGCGTATCGCGCGGAATCCGGCGAGGTTGAGTTTGACTTTCGCCATGCGTTGCTCTCCTAGCCTCTGGTGTCGGTGAGTTCGACGGTGAGGTTCCAGCGGGTCGGGGTCATGCCGCCCGTGTAGGGGCGGGGGTCTCCTATCACGGTGTATTCGACGCCGTCGATTCTCGCTTTGGCTCCGCGCAGGCTTCGGTAGGGCCATGCGCGGGGCATGTGGATGGTTTTGGCGGTGCGGATGCCGTCGGGGCGGATGGGGTCGGTGGAGTTCGATTGGCGGCCGTCCTGTATGAGCACGTCGTCCACCTGTTCCTCGCGGGTGTTCCAGATGATTCCGCCGCCGGGGTCCTCGCCGGCTTTGACGCGGTGGATGAGGGTGATGGTCTCGCCTCTCATGCCGCGCCTCCGGCCATGTCGTAGGCCCATGCCTCGCCGTCGCCGCCCAGGGCTTCCTTCTCGCTCGTGGTGAGGTAGAGGTCGCCGGCGGGGTTGGCATAGCTCAGGCTTTCGCTGTAGCTGCCGGCCGTCTGGGTGGATTGGGTGACGCCCGACATGTCGGGGCCGGCCTGCATGGCTCGTTTGACGGCCATGCAGGCGATGCGCTTCAATGTGGCGGGCTTGGCGGTGTGCCAGCGCGGGCAGGTGGTGCGGATCAGGTCGGATGCGTCCGCGAGCAGCGCTTCGGCGCGGTTGTATTCCTCGCCGGTGAGCGCGTGCCAGCGTGCTTCGAGGTCGCCGGCCTGCGCGAACGGCTTCTCGTCGTCCGTTTCGTCCTCTCCCCCGCCGTCTGCCGTCACGGTTGTGCCGTCGGACAGGTTGAGCGGGGTGCTGGGGTATCCGTCCATGCGGGGTCTCCTTAGGCGAGGATGCCGGCGGCCTTGAGCTTGGTCAGCGTGGAGTTGACCTTCGCGATGATGGTCGCCGAGTCGGCGTTGGAGGCGAGCTGCGCTTCGGCCGCCTGCTGGAGCACGCCGCCGCGCGCGCCGGCGGTCGGCGCGGGCGGGGCGAACGTGGCGGGCTTGCCGGTGATCGCGTTCCATGCGATGGTGGCGACGCCTTCCGCGAACGGGGTGCCGTCGGGCTTGACCAGACGCACGGGAATGGACAGGCCGGTCTCGTCGGCCTCGTCGTGTTCCTGTACTACGAGCGTCTGGGTGAGGGGCGCGGCCATCACTTGCTCGCCTTGATGGAGGATGTGGACTTCTTGAGCACGGCGATGCCCTTGGGGTCGGTGATCGCGTAGGAGTACACGGCCTCGGTGCGGTAGGCGATCTGGTTGACGCCCTTGAGGTCCTTGCCGGTGTTGTCGGGGTCGCCGTATTCGATGATCTCGCTCCAGATGTCGCGCACCATGCCCCACTTGATGAGGCGGAAGTCGCCGAGGAAGGCGAGGATGCCGGTCGCCGGGGTGACGAGCCGGCCGTTGACCGTGCCGGACGTGGCGGCCGGGATGCCGTCGAGGTTGCCGACCTGAAGGTTGATCGGGATCTCCGGGTAGAAGCGCTGGCCGGTGGAGGGAACGCGGATCTTGCGCAGCTCGTTCGCCATGGTCTTGGACAGGGCGATGCCGTTGATGTCGTACTCGTCGCTGACGGCCTCGGCGAGGCTGTCGATGTCGGCGACGCGATCGTCGGTGGCCGGCACGCTGACCGCGCTTTTGGCGAGCGCGTTGAAGCCTTCGAGGGTCGTCTTCTTCTTGGGGTCGAAGGCGTGGTAGACGACGTAGTCGAGGACGCGGCCCATCGCGGCGGCCTGGTCTGCCTGGATCTTGCTGATGATCTCCAGTTTGGCGTCGTCGTCGGCCCACTGGAGCTCGTTGCTGAGGCGGGTGGTGGTCTGCACCTTGAAGCGCTTGCCGACGACCGGGGTGAGGGTTTCCTCGTAGCTGGACTTCTGCGCGCCTTCGGCGACGACCTCGGCTTCGGAATTGCCGGTGAAGACCATGTAGTCCTTGTCGAGGAAGAGCTGGGGTTCGCTCGGGGACAGTGCGGCGATGGTGCTGGTGTCCTTGGCGCGCTTGGTGATGACGGTGGCTACTTCCTTGGGGAGCAGCACCTTGCTGGTGTCGAGTGCCATGATGATGGTTTCCTTTCGGATGGTTGGTGGCGGTTAGTCTTTGTTGCCGAAGAGGCTGCGCACGTATGCCTTGGCTCGTTCGTCGGCGGTTTGGCCGGCGGGGTGCTGTGCCGGGTTGGGCACGTTCGGCAGCTTCGGCGCTGGGTGCATGAGCGGTTTGAGGATGTCGGCGTGCGCCTGAATCTCCTCTAGGGTGCCGCCGCGCAATGCGTCGGCCGGGATGCCGGTATTGGCTGATACCTGCGCCTTCCATTCGGCCTGCTGTTCCTTGGCCTTGTAGGCGGCGACCTGCGCTTCGAGTTCCTGCGTGCGCTTGGCGGCCTTCTCGGTCTCGCTCATTTGGGATTCCTTGAGCTTTTCCAGCTCGTCGGCTGCGGCCTTGTTGGCCTTGGCCTTCTTTTCCCAGTCGCGCGAGTGGCCGAGCGCTTCCTTGTATTTGGCTTCCCAGTCGGTCTCCTCGCCGTTGCCGTTCGGTTTGGCCGGCGGGGTGGGGTCGGTGGTGTCCGAACCGCCTTCGGCGGGCGGGGCGATGTATCGGATATGGGGGTGCTGGAGGTTGAGGAACATGGTTGTTCTCCTTGTGGTCGAGCCCTTTCAGGGCATTGAAAAAGCCACCCGTGCGGGTGGCTGAAAACTCTTGGCCCGGTTGGCGGGCATGAAAAAGCCCCGGCGGATGTCGGCCGGGGCTGGGATCAGTCGGCGAGCGCCAGTGCGATGAGGTTGCGGCTGGGCTGGTCGATGTGGTCTTTGGGTTTGTTGTGGTAGAGGCAGTGGAGCAGGTCGGCACGCAGCTCCGTGTCGGTTAGTGTGACGCCGGTGTCTTCGATGTTGAAGTAAGGGGTTTCGAAGCGTTCGGAGTAGTCGAGTAGGAGCAGGTCGGTGTTGTCGTTGTGGTGTTGGGTGAAGTATTCTTCTTCGCTCATGACAATGCCTCCTGAATCATGGTATTGAACATTTTAGCCGATTCGGGGAAGTAGTTGGCGATGAGCCGCCATGCTTCGGGGTTTGCCATCTGCGCGTCGAGCATTTCGGCGAACGCTTCGGTGGATTGGAGTTGTCCGCTTTGCCGGAAGTAGCCTTTGGGGTGGCCGACGCTGCCGTGGTAGTCGTCGCCTAGGGCGGCTTGGAGCATGTCTTCGACGTTGCGGTCGGTTTTTGCGGAGTTCGTCGCGATCTCTCGGGCGATGGCCTTCATGACGCTTTGTCGGCCGGCGGGCTTGTCTTCGGCCATGAGGGTTGCCTGTGTGGTGTCGAATATGCGTTGGGCGTCCCTTTTGAGCACGTCGTTGAACAGTTTGCCGTTGTGAGGGGCCCATGAGAACAAGTTCTTGTCGAGTAGCCAGTCGAGCATGTGGCCGCTTTCGTGGAAGAGGTTCTGCACTGGGCGGTGTGCGTTGTCTCCGGCCATGACGGTGTCGAGGTTGAGGTGGATGCCGCCGTCGGAGGGACTGAAGTAAGCGCCTTTGGGGAGCCGTGTTTCTTTGATGTCGTATTGGGCGGCGTATTTGGCCCAGAGCCTCGCCGCGTCTTTGTGCTCGGTTTTGTTGAGGAGCCGGTTGACGCGGCGGGTATACGCTTCGCCGAGTTGTTGTTCGAGTCTGCTGCCTCGCGGGATGCGCAGGTCTGGCGCGAATTCCGATCCGTCGGTGAACATGTCCGGCGATTCGCTGCGCATCCACGAGAGCACGGTGTTGGGATCGCTGCCGTCCCCGGCCGCTTTGGCGGCGTTCTTTGCCTGCTGGTATATGGCCTTGAGTTTGTCGGGGTCGTAGCCGTCGATCTCGGTCTCTCCCCACGAGGGGACGATCTTGCAGTCGCAGTCGTGGTGGTACTTGTGCCACTTGCCGGCGGTGTCCTCGCTGGCATAGGCGAAGCCTCGGGACGCGAGCATGGCGCAGAACGCGCAGGTCTTGCCTTGGGGCACGCGGGCGTATTTGGGTTTGGTGGGATCGTTCTGGGCGGTGAACCGTCCTGTGAGGCGTGCGGTCTCGTTGATGACGTCCTTGGCGAGGCGCGCCCAGTCGTCTTCGGTGTAGCCTCGCGTGTTGATGGCCCAGAGGTGATCCATGGTCAGTCCGGCTTTGCTTCGTCCGTTGATGACGTCGGTGAATTTCGCGCCGACGTGCATGGTGTTGTTGTAGCCGCCGACGATCTGCCAGAAGGCGCGGTCCGAGCTGACCTGCGCCTCCTTGTAGTCGGGCATGCTGATGCCGGCGGCTTCGGCCCATGCGGCTCGCACGTTCCTGTAATAGTCCTGTGCGATGAGGTTGGCCTTGCGCGCGTAGTCTTCCAGTTGGCGTCGGGCTTCGGTGGTGGGATCATCGCCGAGGTAGAGGCTGTTGGGCACCATCGTCTTGGCTTCGATGATGAGGTCGGCGAGCTCGTCCTGATAGTCGTCCCACATGTCGTTGAGGTGCCCGTTGAACGCTTTACGCTGCGCCGGGCTGAGGTTGCTCAGCGGCAGGCTGTTGCTGTCCATTGGCTGCGGCCTCCTGCGTGTCGGTCTTGGCGGTGGCGATCTTGGCGCGTAGTTCGTCGATGGCGTTCTGCGTGCGCTGCTGTTTCTCGTAGGCGCGATGGGCGGCGATCTCGTCCCATGTCAGGCCGGCGCGGCTCAGGCCCACGTCGCTGTCGGCGAAGGCGGGGTTGGTGGACGCGACCTTCTGGTACCAGTCGGCGCGGGCGGCGTCGCTGGCTTCCTTGGTGGGTGCCCAGATCGGTCGCAGTTGGCGGATGTCGGCTTCGTCCGCGCCCTGGGCGGCGAGCGCCATGGCGAGGATGCTTTTGATGCTTTCGCCGAAGCGTTTGTTTTGCCGGTCGGCGGTGCGGGAGAGTTTGCGTTCGGCTTCGGCCATGGCTTCGGCGCTGGCGGGGTTGTCCATGGTGATGCCGAGGTCGTTGACGGGGATGTCGGTTTCGCTGCTGACCATGAGGGCGACGGTTTTGAGCATGTCGGAGTGTGGCTGCATCGAGGCCTGTGTGAGTTGGCGCAGTTCGGGTTTTTCGCCGTTGCGGCCGGCGGGGATGCCGTTGATGACGCTGACGATGCTGCCCCATGTGTCGGGGCTTACCTGTCCTTTGTTGGCTCCGAGGAACCATATGCGTGGTGCCGCGTAGAATTCTGCGGTCGCTTCCATGCGCACGAGGGTGCGCAGTCCGAGGTCGGTGAGGGCCATGAGCGGGCGGGTGATGCGGCTGGAGCCGAGGGGGCGGTAGAGCTGCTGGTCGCTGACGATCGGCACGACGGTGGGGCGGTCGAAGCCGGTTTCGATGCGTTCGGCCTGCCATGTGCCGCTGTTGCGGCGGCACAGGTAGACCTTGCCTGGCAGCCATACGTCGAAGCGGGTGATGTAGCCGTCTTTGTCTTTGTCGCGGATGGTCATGGCTGCGCCGATCCTGTCGTTGCCCCAGTCCCATAGGGCGCTGCTCCAGTCGGCGGCGCGGGGTGTGATCCGTATGTCGTCGTCGTCGCCGGAGATGGTCATGAAGCTGCATCCGTGCGTGTATGCGGACACGATGGCCTGTTGGATTTTCACGCCGAACGTGTTCGCCGCGATGATGTCGTCTACCTGCGTTTGGAGGCTGTCGGGCGCGTCGATGCCTTCGAAGACGCTGAGGTCGGCGAGCGCCCGGACGGCTTTGTTGGGCCAGCCGATCATTGGTTTTGCGAGTGCTTTCATGGCCGGCGGGATGCTGTAGGCGACGCCTTTGTAGTGGTAGTGGGCGAGGTAGTAGCTGGTGCGCAGGGTGTTGCGCGTGTAGTGGCGTCGCCATTGTTTGAGGAGTTCGTTGATGGTGGGCTGGTCGTCGGGGTCCACGCCGGCGATGGTGTTGGCGTAGGCGCTTTCGATGGCGAGCCAGCCGGCTTGTCCGCGCAGGATGGGGACGTCTTCGGTGTTCATGTCAGTACCATGCTTCCTGTTGTGCGGTGGGGTCTCTTCTGGTGGTCATGGCCCCGTGGAGGGCTAGGGTGACGGCGTTGAGCGGGCTGATGTCGGTGTCGTCGTCGGGTCGGTTCCATCCGAAGAGGCCGTTTTTGCCGATGGGGCGTGTGGTGGCTTTGTTGACGGCTTGCCAGAGTGGTTGTTGGCCGTCTTCGGGCAGGTGGGTGAGGGTGCCGTCTCTGAGCATGTCCTGGAGGCGGCCGCAGGCGCGGCCCATGTCGGTGGCGGCGGTGACGGTGACGGTGACGCCGGCTTCGGCGAGGTCGGGCAGGAGCGCGGTGGCGGGGCTTTGCCCGTCGATGACGAGCGCGGCGGTTTGTTCCCAGACCTTGTCGATGAGGTTGACGGCCCACATGGTGCCGTCGTGGTTGGTGTCCCTGTATTCGGCGAGTTCGATGTGGGCGGTGCCGTCGTCGTAGCGCATGCATGCGCCGATGGTCAGGCGTGTGCGTGTGGGGTTCATGTCGATGCCGAAGCTCATGACGCCGCCTGGGCGGCGGGCGTCGATGGTGGCTTCCTCCCATTGGCGGCGGTCGATGGCGCGGCTGAGGGCGTGTTCGTCCCAGATGCCGAGGGCTTCGCGCCGGAAGTCGTCGCCGGTGAGGTTCTCCCACAGGTTGGCGATGGATTCGTCGCTGGTGTGGGCCGGGTAGCTGGGGTTGGCTTTCCTCCATTGTTCGCGGTCGAGGGGGTCGGCGTCGCGGTCGGCGGCGAATTCGACGTAGAGGGTGCTGTGGGTGCGGCCCGCGCGCGTTTTGTCCCTGAGGCGGGTGAACGCTTCGCCGTTGTCCCTTGGCCCGGGCGGGGTGCCCATGTAGATGGTCTGGGGGTTGTAGGCGCGGTTCTGGGTCGGCAGCATCGACGCCATCGCCGAGTCGGACAGGTGCTGGGCCTCGTCGATGACGAGCAGGGCGATCTTCTTGACGCCTCGCAATGCGCCGCGTTCGCGGGCGCGGAAGAAGATACGGCTGCCGTTGCGGAAGCGTATCTCCTCTTTGCCGGCGGCGAGGCTGATGCCGTGGTCGGGGTCCACGAGGCCGCTCATCTCCGGCCTGAGCACGATCGCGCACAGGCTTTCGAACGTGTCCTTGATGACGCTGAAGTGCTGCGCCGTCCACACGATGCGCATGCCGGGGGTTCGGGCGGCGCGGTGGATCGCGACCCAGCCGATGTCGTAGGTCTTGCCTGTCTGGCGCGGGATCGACAGCACCGTGTTGCGGGCGCTCCAGAAGCCGTCGGCGCTTTTCGCGAGGATGATCCGGTTGATCTGCCGCTGCCAGACGTCGAACCGGTCGCCCGCCGCCGCGGCGAGCCGGTTGAGGCTCGGCTCGCCGCTGGTGTACAAATCGTCGGGGATGATCTGGCAGGCCGCCCCGTCAATCCTCGTGCTCATCCAATCGTATGTCCTCCGTGTCCAGGGCCTGCATGGCCGGGTCGTGCCCGTTCGACGCCTTGTCGATCGCCTCGATCTCGGCGCTCATGTCCGCCAAGCGTTTCGTCAGGCTGGCGAGGTCGCGTGAGCTTATCGACCCTTCGTCGAGCTTTTCGGCGATCAGGTTGCGCATCGCCACCAGGAGGCGGCGGCGATCCCCGGAAGCGGCGGCATTGCTGACCCTATGGGACTTCGACGCGCTCTTCGACCTGGTGGTTTTCGACGTTCTGGCGACCATGACGGCTCCTTGCCAAGTGTGGAAAAAAGTCCGGGGGAAAAACGGCCCTTTGCCCGTGGTGGCCGTGAGGTGGCCGGGCAGGGTCTACTCCCTACCCCCGAACCAGTCCGAGCAGCGGATCGGCCCGGCCGAGACCTGTGCGGCGCGCTGCGGCGCTTTGCCTTGCGTGATGAGGTGGGCGACGCGCTCGCGTGCCCATGCCAGACTGTGCGTGCCCTTGATGGCGTTGCACCATCGGTGCGCCGGCCCGCTGTTGTCGTGCGTCAGGGTGCCGCCTCGCGCCAAGGGTATCGTCTCGTCGATCACGAAGCTGTACGGGTCGGGCGAACGCAGCGTGTAGTCGATGGGCCGATAGCAGATGTAGCAGTCGGCTTGCATGTGCCGCCATCGCTGCTGCTCCAGCCTGCGCCTGTGCCCGTTGCGTTTGCGCGGGTTGCTCACCTGAGCCTCGGTTTCGCGGTGCATTGGCTGACCTCGACGCCGGCCCTAAACACGATCTCGTCGGCGATCAACGGCACCCACACGATGCCCAGATCGTCGCGCCCCACCTCCGGGTAGGGCTGCCGGTCGGCCAATGGGTAAGGGAAGATCAAGCCGTCCACGAGCACACGCCCCCTGCGGGCGTCCACTTCGATGCGCTTGGGACACAACGCCATGACACGCCTCCAATCGAACGCTTGTACGGATCGACAGACTGCGCTCGCCGGCGGGAAGAAGAGGAAAGAACCGGCGGCGAGGCGTCTGTCTGTGGTGGTTTCTCGGGTGCCGCATACGCTGGTTGTGCACGGTGCCGGCGGCGGCTGGCGGATGGTGCGGGATTCGAACCCGCGAAGCATGAGGCTATCATGCTTGCCCGCTTAGCAAGCGGGTGCCTTCGGCCGCTCGGCCAACCATCCAGCGGGAACAAAAAAGCCCCGCCGGCATGGGCAGGGCTTTCTCGATACTCCGATTACACGCGACAGCGTAACACGGAACCGGGTCAGGGGTCAAGCGTCGTCGTGGTCGCGTTCGTCCTTGGCCTGGGCGCACGCCAAGAGCTCCAGCACATTCCACGCCCAATAGGGGCCCTCGATGTGTCTTGTGCCGGGCATTTTGCCGCGTGCGCGCCAGTTCTTCAGGTCGTTGCCGCTCACGTTGACGCCGGTGTTGGCCCTGATCCAACGGGCGGCGTCGGATTGGGTGCGGGTGATGTGCATGAGGCCCGCGCTGCGCAGGTATTCGAGCCTGGTGCGCCGCAAGTCGAGCCATGCGCCGCAGGCGGGGCATATCGCATACCGTGCGTCTCGGGCGGCGTAGATGGGCGTGCGCACCGGCTCCCCCTGCTCGTCGCGACCGTTGAGACAGTCGGGGCATACGCCGATGAGCCGCTTCTCCGCACTGTGCGACGTGGCCGCGTCCACCCGTTCCGCAAGACGCAGGGTGTCCGCGTACAGGCCGGAGGCGTCTTCGAGCCGGGCGAGGTCGCGCATGCGGCGCAGCAGCAGGCGGATGAGGTCGGCCCATTGCATGAGGGTGCGCGCCCGCTCGTATCGGTCATATCCGAGCGGCTTGATGCCGAGCCGGCCGCCCATGAGCTGCAAGTGCACCTCCACCGCGTTGAACAGGGCTTGGGCGGTCTCGTTGACCGGCGGGGCCGCATACGCCGTGTTGCCGTGTCGAGGAGAGCGCTCGCGGGTGGTGGCTTGTTTGTAGGCGATCTGCTGGAGGGCTGGCATGCCGGCCTTCAGGAGCCATGCGAGGCGTCGCGCCCAGTCTCGGGCGCATGCCTTGCAGATGGTGGCCTCGGCCGGTTTGCCGCAGATGACGCAGTTGTGTTCCATATCCCCCGCCCTTGTCGGTGCTAGACTTGCCTTTTGGACAATGCAATGCCTCTGCCGCAAGGTGGGGGCTTTTTATTTGCCTCGCCGCCGTTCCCGGCGTGGCGGATTGGCCGGAGGCGGCTTGATTTCAACGATTTTTTTAACTTTCCTGTCTATTGTCGCTGATGCCGGCGGGTTTTGGCGGCGCGTACCGGGGTTCGAGGAATTCGGGGCGTTTCGGCTGTGGTGGCGCGGGGTGGGCTTGCAGGATGATGGCCTTCACCTCGTCGACGGGGATGCGCAGGGACTGCGCGGTCTCTTCCGGCGGCACACCCTTGCCGCGCCATTCCACGATGATCCTCCTGACGCCTTCGGTGACTTTCATCCCCTCGCCTCCTGCCGGTCGAGCCGTTCGCATGCGGAGTGTCTGGCGCACATCATGGCGACGCGGCGCATGCACTTGCGGATCGCGCCGTCGCAGGAGAGGGCGATGACGGTGAACCGGCCGAAGCATTCGGGGTGCGACACCCTCGCGGTGGGCGTGGCGGTGCCGCGCATGATGATGACCGGCCCGGTCTTCCAGGCGGTGACGTTAACGTCGATGTCGATGTCGTTCATTCTCGTTCCTTTCTCGGCCGACTCGTCCGGCCGTACTGCTTGCCGCCCCATATGCCCTGCAACGGGTAGCCGCTGATCCGGTTATTATCGTCGGCAAAGGCGCGGCACTCGTCGATGACCGGGCATTGCCGGCACACGGCGAGCGCCGCCGCCTGTTCGTATGGTTTGCCGCTGAACCAGAGTTCGGGGTCGTGGTCGCGGCATGCGGCTTGATGTCTCCAGTTCATGGGCTATCGGCCGCCGTTGTAGGTGAAGACGATGCCGAGGCGTTTCATGACAAGTCCCTTTGCAGTGCGTGTTGGCCGGCCGCGGTGATGGCGTAGCGGCCGTATCCGACGTCTTCCGCGTATCCACGTGCTTCAAGGGACTGGTAGGTGCGCCGGTGATTGCCATCCGCAGGATAGGCGTCGCCGTGCCTGACAATCTGGAGCAGTGCGCTCTTTTGCGCGTAGGTGAGTCGCCGGACGCTCATTTCAACGCCTCCGTCCGCGCGGCAGTGATCGCCAACCGCGCAAGCAGCCGATACTGCTCTTTCGCGTCAGGGTTCAACTTCGACCACAACGGCTCCACCTCCTCGAAGCCCATGCCCGACGTACCCGTATAGACGGCGAGCGCCGCCGCGTCGATCTCCCTATCGGTGATCTTGCGGCATACGCCGGCCATGTACGCCTTGCGCGACGCGAGGCACTGGCCGAGACTGGTGATGCCGGTCGGGCGCTCGCCGTTGTCTGGGTAGGGGTAGCGTTCCTCGTTCTCGTTGGTGATGATGCTCATCGTGTTCCCTCCATCGATTCGTATGCTTCAAGTACTTCCGTCAGGCAGTGTTCTTTGATGGAGGTCATTTGGATCAGCGGGTTGTTTCCTTGCAGCATGGCGTCGAGTTGTGCCTGGCGTATGTCGGCGAGCTGGGTTTCGAGCCATTGGTGGAAGCTCATCGTGGTTCCTTTCCTGTGTGGTCGTCGGCCCTTGTGGTGGTGTGCATGCTTACCAGTCCTTTTCGAGTTCTTGGCAGTCGGGGCAGATGGATGACGTGGTGTCGGTGAGCGGTGCGCCGCAGATCGC